GGTGAACCAAGTGGACTTGTTCCAAACTCAGGTTCAGGATTGCCAGATTTAGAGAATACATAGTTCTCTATTGGTTTATCATTATACGTACCATCACCGTTATAACCACCATCACTTACATTAGAAATTGGAGTTACTTCCCCTAAATCACTAATGGTTTGTGGTTCTGTAATTGGTTCTGGTTCTACAGCTGCTTCATCAATCATGTTAATACTTTTCTCAGTGCTCTTATCTTTAACACTTTCTGGACTAGCTAGTGGTAACGTAGTTTGTTGTGATTGTGGTTGTGCTGCCTTATCTATTAAACCTAAAGTTTCTGTTGCTGATTTTCCAGCAACGCTTTCTTTACTAACCAATGGTAAATTGATAGGAGCTTGTACTGGTGCTGCATTAGCTGCTTTAACTTCAGCTGGTTTAATTCCACCAGGAAGATAACCTCCAGCTTTTTCATCTAATTCTTGATACTTGTTTTTAATTTTGTCAAATATTCCCATTTTATAATTCACCTCTCATAGCAGGTGGCTGTAAATTGCTTGGTTGGTTCACCTGGTCTTCTGGTAACCCATCCTTTCTACCATCATCAAGTAAGTTCTTTTGTAGACTAGCTGGAAACTCTAGATTAATTTCTAAGTTCAACTGACTAAGTACTTGTTCTTCAATATATAATTGTTCTTGTTCAACTGTCTGTTCAAACGCCATGTAAGCTATTTGAGCTGCTGTTTGAGTTAGCTCTTGTGAACCACCAATAATAATTTGTGGTACTCCAACAGCTTGATAAAAGTACTGATTCAATGCTTGAATCCAAGGCATTGGATTAAGAGTACTATTACCTGGTACTGTTGCTAATTCTGTGTCAACTGAACCTTTTGGAATAAATATGTCTTCTCCAAGTCCCTTACTAGCTGCAACTTTTTCTTTAAACGCTGCAATCTTACTAGGAACGTCTGTATCTAAATGCCAGATACGTACTGGATATACATTTCTATGAAGTAATTTCTTGTAATCAGCCATAGCTTCATTACGTGCTAGAATAATCCATTCTACTGCGTCAACAATACTGACACCATGAATCTCATCTGCAATTCTTCCTCTGGTTAAGTGAAAGATATTCTTTATATCAAACTTGACAACCTTACCATTTGCTCCCATCTGTTCATAACGTTTAATAATGCCTTTCTTATCAGCAACTATCTTCATAGAACCGGGGTCTAATGGTTTAAGATTAACTAATTTTTTCTTCTCTCTGATAATCTCTGCAAACGCATCACCATAAATATGGGTCTCCTTAGCCATGTTTTCCATAATTGAATTGAATGTGTCCTTACCAAACCCTTTAATTTTACCTAAAAGGATAGATGTTAGTGCACTTGCTTCAAAGCCCTTACCAATAGTCCATGTAGCTTTAGCATCAATACTCATCTTCAGTTCTGGTATACTTTTATAATATCCTAAGTATTGTGAAGCCTTAGTATTGATATACTCTGTCTCCTGTTGTCCAGAAGAGGAGTCTGTTTGTTGTCCGTCAACAGAGTAATCAGTAATCTTATTTTTATAATCACTGTTTGCTGTTGAATCTAATTCTGTATATGTCATTTTATTCTTCCCATCCAACTAATGTAATATTTATTTTGCTACCGCTAGTCATATAAACATTTGTTGTAAATTTTAACGGTGTGGATGATTCCATAATATATTGTTTATTCTGTAAATAAGTATTTAAAAATATTAGTGACGTGCCGCCACTACCACCGTCTTTAAGAATTACTGAACCAACTGCTGTTTCAGTTGAAGTATACAATACTGAGGTTACATAAAATGTTTTACCTGAAGTAACTGTATAAAGAGTTTCATCTTCTTTTACCAGACCTATTACTGAAATTGTTTTACTACTGGATTGTTGCCATCTAGGTTTAAGTTCATCTTCATTAGAACCAAATATATTATCCATAGTGAGTGCCATCTAAGCCACCTCTCTAATAAAGTCTGTAACTTTTTTATCTCTAAGTGTTTTAATATCTCTTAAATATGAGTCTCTTAATATGTTAATCATGTCTTCTGCTTCTATTCTACTAGCGTATCCACTCATGTCATACATGATAACGTAAATAGCTGCTAGATTAGTAGCTGCTTCATTTAAAATACCTTTGGTATCATCATTAAGTGTAGAGTAAACATCACTGAAGTTGAATCTGCAGATTGAGTTAATATAACTCTCTGCTTGAAACATAAAATTGTTAATGTACGCCTCTGTATTGCTGGTTGCGCTTGCTCCAGCTCCTACTTTATAACCAACCTGCGCAGTGGTTGCAAAAATTCCTGTATCTGTCATTATTGTACCTCATAAAATAAACTTAAACTCTTGTTCCTCTCTGCCCATGCAGCTCTAATAAGTCCTTCAACAATATGAGAGTACCTACCATAAATTCTAACGTCATTGGAGTTCTTATTGTTCTCAATAGTAATAGACTTGAGAGACACTCCAATGTCAGTGTCTTTCAACAAATGAATACGCCCTCTCTCCATTAAATGGCGTAAGTTTAAATATAAATCTTCTTTTAATATCTTTCTAGACCTATTACGGTCTCTGTCCAAAGCTCTGCTTGCGTTATTAATAGCTTCAACCTTACGTTTAGTCTGGTCATTTATTAGCAACTGGTCAAAGACAGCAACCCCTAGACCACCATCATCTATGTAAATACGTTTAAACATGTATTTCTTGTCTAATTCAAGTATTTTATCAATAGTTTCAGTAGTAAGAGTCATAGTATGAACAATGTTATCTCTTTGGTAATAATCTTCACCAATCCTCTCTAAAATCTCAAAGGTAGTCTCATCTCCACCCATACGTGCTACATCAACACCAAGAAAATACTCCCCAGAAGGAACGGAGGACAATGTTACCCTCTGGAGAGATTGAGAACTTGATATTAACTCATCTGGAAAGAATTGACCTAATTCTTCTAAAAACTGAGCTAGATACTGTCTAGCATACTCCAACTCAGTCATCCTAGCCTTCTCCCTAGCAAGATGAGCAAGCATAATAGTCTTCTGAGGTTCTGGTCTAGCGTTAGCTACCTCCTCAGAATTAACGTGAAAAGTCTGAAAACCCATCTCTGGGTTAGTATAAGCTTCATAGAAATACCCCTGCATGGTGTTTGGAGTGCTTAATAACCACATATGACCACCAGTTGTTAACAACATTGGTGTAATACTTGCCCAAACAGCTTCATTAAGAAACGCACACTCATCTGGCACAACAATATCTACAGTCATACCAAGTACACCTGTACCATATTGTCCAATAGCCTTAGTAACAACAACACTGCCGTTCAACATATGAACCTTATGCTTGGTTGGCTTCTTAACACCCTTTAATTGAATATTCTTCTTATGATTAGCATGTAAATAAAGTAATATCTTCTGCAGCATACGTTCTGCTTGGTCTTCTGTAACAGAAATAACCAGAACCGTCCTATCAGGATGCTTATTAATATACTCCGCTACCTTAATAGCAACAATTTTACTTTTACCTGCTTGTCTACCTGAACAGATACACAAATTACCCTCAGCATCCAATACTTCCTTCTGCCAAGCATCTAATTTACCAAACCCAGTACGCATAACAAAGGGTTTGTCTTCTATAACAGCCTTCTTACTTGTGTTCTTAGTAGATTTAGTAGCCATATTTATTATAATATTTAAAAAAGATGCGTATAGAGTCTATAACTCTTTCTTCTTCAGCGTTTAAAAGCGCGTCTCCTTAGTTGCAAAACAGCTGTTTCAGCTGCTGTGCAGACCTTTGAATCAAAAAGTTCCTACTTTGCAGCGGCATGTACAGGCTTTAATATACTTGTAGTGGTGAGGTACATTTGTTTCACAAATGTATTAATACAAGTTCTAGTATATAAATGTTTCTATTACGTGTTGATGCAGAGTAGGAACTGACCCATTCATTACTAAGTATATCTAGTTGGGCTTAGTTTATAAGCTCTTGACTAGTAGATAGACCATTACAAAGATATATGTGTTTAATAACACCATGAAGGTAAGCATATCCATCTTACTTACCATACCTCTTAGATATAAGTTGTTGTGCTTTTACCAAGTCATCAAAGGTCACTCTTGTAATTCTAACATAGTCCCCTTCTTGTATCTCATCACACTTAGCTGGTATTGTAACCATCTTGACATCATGTGTCTTACGCTTTGCTTTCCATACTTTCATTATAATACTCATTTTATATATCCTCCATTGAATCTAGTTGATTCATCTTATAACTA